GTATAAAATATATAGAAGACTTCTTGACAGACGAGGAGTTAATAGGGTACTATAGAGGTAATATTGCTAAGTATTTACATAGATGGCGATATAAAAATGGTGTACAAGATTTGGAGAAAGCACAATGGTATTTAAGCGCACTTACTCAACTTCAAAATCGAAAGTAGTAAAACCTTATAACAAAGGTTACAGAGATTTCTTAGATGGAAATCTAGACAATCCCTACAACAAGAACTCAAAAGAGTATAGGGATTGGGAGTTAGGTTTTAATAAAGCCTATTTTAAAAACAAGGAGCAGTGGGTTGGCAAAGACTTTACAGGAAGAGGCCAAAAAGTTTACTCAGCAAAAACGTAAACCTACAACTACTGAAGGCTTGACACCTAGAATATACCTAGCAGGTCAAGCTCTTAGTGGTTTTATTGCAAATGGTAGAAACACTTGGAGGATGCAAGAAATAAAAAAGGCATCCTACGATTGGGCAGACTACATGTTAGATGATGATACATAAAAAGAGGGGGCCGAATGGCCCCCCTTGTTGTTTTAGAAGTCTTTAATCTCATTTAAGAATATGTCATCGTAGTTATCAACATACAGTTTTATTTTCTGTAGTATATTTAATGCATCGTCTTTCTTGAGAATGTCTTCTAACTCCCCCTCAACTCCCATTATCTTCATAACTTTTTTTACTTGAGTTTTATTCTTACCAGAAAGTATTCTTACAAAGTTTAATTGTGCAGGTACTGCTACCTCCATAGTTTGGATTACATTTGTTCTCACTGATTGTTTTATAGTATCTAATACTTTTCTTTGTTCTTCTAGACTCATATCATTAAAATTAGGATTTGCTTGTAGTGCTTCGTATGCAGCTGCCTGAAAAAAGGGTGCTGCTAGAGTATCCATAACATTCTTTACTTCAGCGGGTCCATTCCATTTTATAGCTGTCCAGTGTGGCACTCCTGCTTTGTTATGCATTTGTTCTATCAACTCTGGAAAAGGCATTTCCCTTGCACCAAGCATTTGTTTAGATATATTAGGTACATACTTATTACCTCTAAGAGGTGTTGCTTTTATTGGTAAATCTTCTGAAGTGCCTGTTAAGACATCTATATATTTTAACATTTGATTAAGAGTTTCTGGACCTTGACGTAGATCTGGCTTCATATTAGCGTCACTTAAAACTCCATATATCTGATTGATAGGATCTAAAGGTCTTGTAGCACCATTTACAAACTGAGCTGCTGCTGGTTTTACAACACTCCATGCTGCTTCAGGTACATCTTTATCTTCTACTAATGCATTATAAATGTCCTCAGCCCACACTTTGATACCTTTTTGGGCATCATCTAGATCTCTAAACATCTGTCCATAGAGTTGCAACTCCAATTCTTTTACTAACTCTGGAGGAACTTTTGAACTATCAAAATCTCTTATGTCCATACTCCCATCTAAACCTCTGGCAAAAATAGCTGCGGTAGTATTAAATGTTGATATAGGCCAATCAAAAGTTTGATCTCTAATTTCTCCACCTGGCAGTTGTTTAGCTTGAGTAGGCAGTCCAGAATCTATTTTATCGTAAGCCCCATTTTCCCCGTACATAAAAGCTGCAACTGTACTGTAACCTACAAGCATTTTAGCAGTAGCTTCAGTTAAATCTTGACCAGTGCTCGGATCTAACTCTAAACCCAACCCTTTTCTTTGATAATATCTTACTGCATTGATACCACTATAATCACCGAACGTAGCTAATGTAGTATTTAAAAAACTACCAAACGGAAATACATAACCAATAGGTGTTTCGTTTGTAGCCTTTTCTATATACTTTGCTAAACCTCTAAACCAATTGTTAGTCTGACTTTCATACTTTGACCAGTTAGTAGATGCAGTTTCTCTCATTGTTCTGTTTAGTGCTGTACCAATTACATCATTTTGAAATTTATCAGTTGCCATTTCAGTTGCAGACCACTGTGCATTCTTACTAGAAAAGAACTCGTCAGAAGTCATACCATATTTTCTCATGATCTGTTGGTTCATATTAACACCAAATGCAAATCTTTTTGTAAGCTCGTCTTGCAGTCTTACAAGTGTGACTGTTTGAGCACCTTTTGTTCCACTGTCAATAATTTTCCAAGCAAGTTTTTCAACATCTTCTGCACCTTCAAACATACCATCTTTGTAAGTAATTTTATCTAAATCAAAATCAACAAGCGCATCTCTTATACCACCATCACCTGCAATATCCCTAAATAAATCTGACTTTGCTTGTGGATTAAGTGCTAAGATTTTATCAGCATACTCCATTGGTATATCTGGAGACAGTACATCAAAGCCACGTCTTAAACCTCCATAAAAAGATCCGTAAGATTTGTTGTAGTATTCTTGTGCTTTTTCTGAGTTACCTAAAACCTTATACATACCAGACTGACTTAACTCCATAGCAGCCATTGCAAAGTCAGTCATAGTATTTAAAGAGGTTACTGCAGCAAAACCTTTTACGTTAGCACCTGTAGTTGATAAGTGAGATGTCATAAGCCTTTTGTATAGGGATAGTGTATATCTAAACCGTCTAGGGTTTGCTACCTCATCACCAACCTTAACACCACCTCGAATAGCATCACCTATGTCAGCCCCACCTAACATAGAGTTGTGAACAGTTTGTACTATCTGAGTGTTTCTAGCACCTGTACTTACCATTGTAGCATAGTGAGATTGTAAACTTTTAGCTGTAGCTTTGCTACCTTGAACAACGTTACCTTCTTCATCTATAAATCTTAGCTTTAAACCAGTATCGGTCTCAAACTTATTTACCATTTTTCTCACGGTGTTGTCAGATAACCAACTTAGAGTTTGAGCTTGTACAGCAGTCTCGTTACCATACTTCCTAATTAAAGCAGGTAGATCATTTACCATACCATTTTCTTGTAGTACTTGTCCGTAACCTTTTACACCAGTCTCAGGATTACCTGCGAATAAATATCTAAAAAAAGAATCTGTTACTTCGTTATCACTGTAACTTTCTTTTCTTCTGTTTATTAATCCTTTTGATTTATCTAATAACTCTTGCCAAGCTAGAAAGTTTTGTTTACTTCCAGACACTGTGCCGAACAAACTATCTACAAACTTAAAGTCTACTTTTTCTTTAACCGTTTTCATTAAGTTCTTTTCAGCAGCTTCAAGGCCTTCTTTAACAGCAACTTCATTAAACTTAGTATAGCTTAACCACTGTGGTGCATATTTACTTTTTCTAAACTCTTTTATACTAGCACCAGTACCTGCTAGTATTGGATAGACAGTCATACCACCTAAACCTGCAAGCAAAGTATCTGCATACCTGTACTCATCTACTACACCAAGATTTATCCTGTTGTTTTGATACAAAACATCTACACCAACTGCTAATGCTGTATCGGCTGTTGCATATGGCATAGAGTTCTTCATAGCTCTACCGATGTTTCTCAGAGCAGTATCTTTGGCTACACCTGCTTTTTTACCCGACTTCATAGCCCCACTAAATAAACTTTTTACACCTAATGAAGCAACTTTAGATGTACCCCAAGCAAGTAACTTTCCTATACCATACGACAGGGGAGTTGATACATCCCAAACAGCATCACGACCATAAGTATATATGCCATCACTAAAATCTTTAAAGCCAACGTCTCCGCCCACAACACCTGTAAATAAGTTTGGGTATTGTTCAAACAAATCGTAACCAGCTTTTAATTTTTGTGCTTCAGGTGTATCCTTTACCTGCATACCATACACAACTTCATTAACAGTAGTTACAGTATTACCACCTAATAAAGATCTTTGATACGCTGTAAAAGTGTCAAACAACTCTTCTTTTGGCATATCTTGATAACTGGTAAAACCACGTATTGCACGTAGACCAGTCTTCTGACCACCTACATCACCACCTAAAGTGTAAGTAAGAGTTCTACCTAAAGCTTTACCAAAGCCAGGACTTCTTCTAGCTGTTAAGGCATCACGCATAACCTGGACTAACCTATCATCCTCCAGTATCATTTCTTTAGTCATATCTTTATTACCATACTCTTCAAATATGGAGTCAAGATACACTAGTCCTTCGTTGTTTTTTCCAGAAGCAAGTGCACCAAGTTTAAACTCTATCTCAGCAATATTATCTATTGGTGTAG